GGGCAGATCACCTGCATCAGCTTTGCCCCCCAAATCGACGTCTGCCTCGTTGTCCCTTTCCTTGACCACCGCTTCCCGGGAGCTAGGTATTGGCCGGAGGCTGCTCAGGAAGTTGCGGCATGGGAATGGGTCCGGAAGGTATTACAGACGCCTGCGGAGAAAGTTGGACAGAATGTACTATACGATGTCCAGTACCTCTGGCAAGCCCACGGACTTCCAGTAAGAAACTTGGCCCACGACACGATGCTTCTGCATCACTCGATGCATCCAGAGTCCCCCAAATCCCTCGGCTTCTTAGGCTCTATTTACACTAACGAAATCGCGTGGAAGCCTCTCCGCCCACGCGGTAAACACATGGAGCGGAGAGAGGATGAAGAATGATGGCTAAGGAACACAAGAACAATCACGACAAGGCGGCGGTCCCGCCCGACCAGGGCCGCTACCCCCACTACGAACACATGGTAACAGCCGGCTTCGACTCACTCAACGCTATGGGTGCGGTGGGTTGGCAGTACGTGGATATGTGGGATGCCCCAGGTACCGTCACCCAACACGGCCCGGTTCAAAGGGTTGGCACGGAACCCTTCTTCATCTGGAGACGGGAACTACCCTGATGGCGGTGATCTGGAGGACCGACCAGCCCCACCCCAACTCGGCGGCGGTTCAAGAACAGGTCTATAACGGCCTGGACTCCTGCGTTACGCTGGAGGTTCTGGAAGCGTTACTTCCCCAGCTGAATGAAGTGACGGAGCGGGTCTACGACTTCGAACGGGCGCTGCAAGCGCCGATACTGGAAATGCAATGCAGGGGAGTCCTCGTTGACCAAACGGAACGGACCAAAGTCTACGCGTACTACGAAGAAATCCGGGACCGATTACAAGAAGTCTTCGACGCCATCGTCACCGAAGGCCTCGGCATCAGCCCGATCAACGTCGGATCCTGGCAACAAAAGCAGTACCTCTTATATGAAATCTTACGGCTCCCGCCAGTCCGTGAAAAGGGAAAGGTCACGACGAACCGCAAAGCACTAGAGAAGCTGCGGAGTAACTTTTACGCCGAGCCGATCTGTAACCACATCCTCGCGTTACAGGACGTGCGAAAGAAACTCGGGTTTCTTAAGACGGGGATTGATCCTGATGGCCGGATACGGACCTCTTTCAATATCGGTGGAACTGAGACTGGTCGGCTCTCATCCTACCAATCGTGCTTCGGAACTGGAACAAATCTCCAGAACATTACAGGAGAGATGCGGCGCATATTTGTCGCTGACCCAGGAAAGAAGTTCGCTTACATTGACTTGGAACAAGCCGAGGCCCGAGGAGTTGGAGCAATTATTTGGAACCTGTTTGGAGATAGTCAGTACCTCGACTTCTGCGAGAGTGGAGATTTACATACAGCTGTCTGCATAATGACCTGGCCGGATCTAGGGTGGACCCACGATGCCCAAACGAACAAGGCAATCGCCAAGCGAAAGTTCTATCGTGAGTTTGACTATCGAGATGCGAGTAAAAGGCTCGGGCACGCCTCTAACTACTTGGGAAAACCACCGCACATTTCCCGTGAAGTACGCATCCCGCTCCCTCTTGTCGTCAGTTTTCAACGCAATTATTTCGACGCTTTCCCAGGCATTACAAAATGGCATGACCACGTTAGATCAAAACTTATCCGAGACGGATACATCACCACCTTCCTCGGGCGCCAGCGTTACTTCTTCGGAAGGCGATACGACGAAGAAACAGTGAGAGAAGCCATCGCCTACGAACCGCAGTCAGCAATAGCCGATATCATCAATACGGGCATGTTACGCCTTTGGCGGGCCAACATCTGCGAGATTTTAATCCAGGTCCACGATGCGTTACTGATCCAATACCCTGAAGAAATGGAGGACGAAGTTGTACCGGCAGCACAACGTCTTCTCACTGTCGACGTTCCCCTGATGCACGGGAAGACACTACGTATCCCAACAGAGGCAGAAGTGGGTTGGAACTGGGGGAAGGGAAGTAAGTCCAATGTCGACGGCCTGGTCCCCTATAGTGGACACGATCCCAGGCACCGTAAGGCGGTTCCCGTCATGGGTTGACACCTTTCTAACTCTTACCGAAGGTAATACGTCGCCCCTCATCTTCAGAAAGTGGGGGGCTATTTCCACTTTAAGCGGGGCGCTCGAACGCCGGGTATGGTTGAAACTCGGCCGACGTCTACTCTATCCTAATATGTATGTCCTTTTCGTAGGAGGCCCGGGCATTGGAAAGACAGACACCATTCGAGAAGTATACAACTTTTGGGTTCAGCTTTCCGGACTGCATGTTGCACCTTCGTCTATCAGTCGAGCAGGACTTTCGGACGCTCTCTTCGAGGCTGAACGGTCAGTCATACGTCCCGCCGATCCCCTCCCGTTCAATAGGTTTAACTCGCTACAGGTCGCTGCAGAAGAGTTTGGCACGTTTCTTTCACAGTACGAAACGGAGTTTATGTCCACACTCAACCACCTTTACGACTGTATACGTTACAGTGAGAAAAAGCGATCCATCCATAAAGGAGAGGAGCGAATTGTTTTGGCTCCCCAACTTAGTATTATCGCGGCGACGACTCCAGCGTGGCTATCTGGTACTCTACCACCGACGGCGTGGGCCGAAGGGTTCGCTTCTCGTCTCACCATAGTTTATTCTGGAGAACGCCTGAACAAGTCGCCATTCCAAGATGACTCAACGGACGAAGAATTGGAGTCGGCGTTGGCGGGGGATCTTAAGCAGGTCTTCAACCTGAACGGCCCGTTTCAAGTCGAGTCGAAGTTCCTAGACCACTTCGAGGCGTGGCGAGAGTCGGGCTATACCCCGGAGCCCGAGCATCCCAAGCTCGAACATTACCTTCCCCGTCGCCACATCCATTTCTTGAAACTCTGTATGGTAATGTCAGCCAGTCGTAGCAACGACCTCGTTCTTCGTGTCTCCGACTTTAGAGAAGCCCAGGATCTAATGATCGAAACCGAAACCTACATGCCTGACGTCTTCCGGGCTATGACTCAAAGCATTGACGGCGGAGCCGCCATTCTGGACGAAACCTTTAACTTCGTTTACTCCACGTACAGTAAGGAGAAACGGTATATTGACGAACATAGGATTACACACTTCATCGTACAGCGGGCGCCCCAACACACTGCATCATATATCCTGAAGAACCTTGTAGACTCCAACATGATCCAGGTGGCGGAGGCTGTAGGACGGTTGGGCAAACCATCCTACAAACCCATACCCCGAGTCGAACATGGCCACTAGAAAATCACCCCCGTACCCTGGAGGTTGAGGCTGGTGCCGCTCGGGATGTTGGCTGCACCGATGTTGCCGCCGACGTTACCCGAGCCGATGATCTGGACAACGATGTTACTGCTGTTAATAAGAACAGTGAAGCACGCTGATGTTGCCCCTGCAGGCCACGCAGGGTTCCAAACCAAGCCACCAGGGGCAAAGCTAGCGTTGCCGCTGGAAGTGTAAGGCAGCCCGGTAATCCGCATGTCGCCACTCGCCGTCGTGTAGGTGGGCGTGCAGATCAGCACGAACCGGAACACCACCAGTGGACCGAGTTTCAAGACTCGGCCAGTCTGGTTTGAGTAGGCAACCGACAGATCGCCGGGCGTCACGAAGGTGAGCGCGGGCGTCCAGACGGTGGAGGCTGGCACGAAGTCGGATAGGTCCGCGGTCGATATAGGACGGAAGGTCGGGGCGGCCGGGCCTCCAGAAGTCGGGCCAGCTAGAACCTGATTATTTCCCGCGCTGCTCGGAATGCCTGTTGAAAGGAGTTTCCATCCAGATCTTGTCCACAGGCGTATGTTACCGGTATCAGTGGCAACATACAGGTGCGGTCGGTCTCCAGAACCACTGTCAACCGGCTGGACAGGCAGGTTCGCCTCTAAACCGTAAAGGATAGTTGGGTCGGCCATTTCAGTCTCCTACATTGGTCCTTGAACGTTGGTCACTAACCAGGTTCACGGCCCGCCTCCAAGGCTGCCCATCCAGGTCAGCGTCACCACGGTGATCTTACCAGCGGCGCCCAACGTCAGTGTCGGAGCGGCCGCCCTCACGTTGCTACCCCAGGTCACCACACCAGCGGCCCCGGAGCCGTTCGCCGTCATGATTAGCCGGAAGTCGCTTGTCGTAGCGTCGAACGCCAGCGGCATATTAACTGTCAGCGCCGCAACCTGTACCGACAGGTTCAGGCATGCCTCGACCTCGATGCTGGAGAGCCCCACGTTCACCGGGCTCGCCGTGATCGCCGACGAGGGCGGCAGCAGCATCACCAGCGCCGATGAGTTGGAGAAGCGGAAGTTGGCCTGTTGCTGCTCGCTCGACCGGATCATGTTGGCCTGCGGCACGCCGCTGTTCAAGTCGACCACTCCGCAGTCGCGCAGGCGGCCTTTCGGTAGGGACACGTTGGTCGCCCGCGCCGCACCAAACATCACGTCGAAGTCGAGCGGCAGCCACTGAAGCTGTCCGTCCGCAACGCCACTTCCCCAATAACCGTAGGTGTCGGTGAGCGTCAGGCTGGCGGGCAGGGGGGCGCCCACCGCGTCAACGAGGTTAAAGGTCCGAGCGCCCGTGTTGATCCCACTGATCCGGCCAATGAGCGGGCCGGGCGGCGAGGGATGCACCCCCGCCTGGACCGGCTGCATGATGTAGGCGCCGCAGATCACCACATACATTCCATTGGCAAGAGAGGTGTAGTTGCCGTACTGGATAATGTTAGATCCTGCGGTCGTCGTGAAGCCGTAGCCTAGGTTACCCGGCAGCGCCGAGAAGCCCTGCGGCGCGGCGTCCCATGCAGGATCGGTCGTGCCGCCTATCCCGGTGATCTTGATGGGGTACTGCTGACCGCCGGTTCCTGCCCAGTTCGTTCCCGAAACGGTGATCGAGTTGGCGTCGCTCGCCGTGATCGTCTCGACTTCACAAATGCCGTTGTTAAAGCGTAGCCAGGCCGGGCGCCCGGCCCACTGGTTGGTCGTCCAGCCGGGGCTGCCCGGATAAACGATGTGCGTGTCGGTAGAACTTGGATCAGAGAAGAACCAGCCGGGGCCTCCATCGTCGACCAGCATCGCCGCCGTATTGACTGCCCCACCAGTGCCGATCGGGTAGCCTATCAGGTAGTGATCGCCCGAGTTGTCGCGGGCGAGCCACCCGGCGCCAGCAACCCCACTGTCCACCACTGACGCAAGTGCCGTTTGGTCCCGTAGCAACACGTTACTTTCCGACCGTACTGCATACATCGAGCAGCGCGCCGTTGCACCCTGGCCGCCATAAACGTGAAGGTCTGCCCCGTCGACGCCCACCTGATGGAATTGTGGGTAGTAGTAGTAGCCCGGCCCCTGGTTCTGGAAGCTGGTCCCCCACAGGAACACCGTGCCCGCGTAACAAGCAATGGAGTCCTTTGAGATTTCCTGAAAGTTCCCCTCGAACACGCTAATACTGATGGCGTTCTGGCCCCCGGTGGCAAGGCCATTCTGTAGGGTCTGGAAGATTGGGTTGAAGAACGCCACGGTGTCGCCCTGCGCCGATCCGCCCGACCGAGCAATATACACTCCAATATGGGTAAGCCCGAAGCCGTTGCCGCCGATCGCCCAGTCGTAGAGACTGAGTTGCTGGGTCGCGAGGCCGGGGTGGGCGCCCGAGTAGTTCATGTCCACGAGCTGCGTCGACACCCCGTTGGCGGTCGCGTCGGTGACTGACAGGTTGCGGATCGCGCCGTAGGAGATCGCGTCGAAGGTGATCGCCGAGACGTTGGTTGGCCCGGTGTAGTTCAACATCGAGCCCAGCCGCTGCGCAAACTCGATATCGATCCCATCAGCCACCAAGACCAAACCTTGATTGATCGTCATATTGCCTGCCGGTATCCACAGTGGCCGGTTGGCGGGAGCACTCATGTTCCAGACCACATGGCCTGGCGTAGATCCCTGGGCGAAACAGGCGTATAGCGCCTCTTGCAGCGCCACATAGGCCCACGTCGTGCCGACTGGATACGCCCCGCCATTCGGCATCCCGATCCACTGCGGATTGTTCATAAGGTCGGTGGCGGTAATGGTGATGCCTGACCCGTCGCCCAGGTGGTGGTTCGGGCAGTTGTAGAACCAGCCGGCGTTCAGCCGACCGGAGAACACTCGGTTCCAACACTGGTTCAGAACATCAACAAGTATCGTTCCGCCGTTATCCCTTTGGCCGGCAGCCCCCAGCATGAAGGTGCCGCCCTTAAACCGGTCGGCCAACGTAACGACTAACGGATCTCCAGGCGTCTCCGGAACGAAACCGCCTTGGCGAATGGCATCATAACTCGCCACCGTCACGCCGCCACCAGTAACGACGCCACCTCCCCCACCGCCACCACCAGTCGGGATGGGCAGGAGGGCCAAATTCCCCGCTCCGTCCGTGCCCAGCATCTTACTCGGCGTCCCATACGGAAACCCCACCAAGTTTCCAGAGGCATCCGTCATCCAGATTTCACTGTCCCCGCTCGGCGGCCACAGGTTCCTGAATGGATCCTGCTGGATGAGCATGACCACCTTGTCAAACGTGTCCTCAATATCTGAGGCGAGGAAGCCCTGGTTTGGAAAGGCGGTTGTTTGGTCGGCCGCCATCGCCCGTTCTATACTGATGGTCACGCCTGCCGGCAGGGTGTTTACAGTGACCACCGTTCCACCGGACTCGTTGCCGATCCCCGTATAACTAAAGTCCGTCCCTGGACGGAGGGGCGTGTTGACACCGCCTTGTGTCGTGAACACTTTACCGGCAGGGGTTACCCCATCCGCCTGATATGGGATACAGAACGTAAACGCCCAACTCGTCGTGTGCCCGTCGCCTTGATACGTTACGAACGGAGTTTGATTTGGGAAGGTCATCTTCCGATCCTCTATCTGTGTCCACCGCCGCGTCCACCACCACCTCGACCACCACCCCTTGCCGGCTGATGGAACAGTTTAACATGGTCGACGCCGTGTGCCATAGCCTGCATGAAGTCTACGCCTTCTGGCGGCATCGTACCCGTAGCCTCGTGATAAACGAAGTCGCCTATGTGCCAAGCGCCAACGTTACTGAACGGTGTGAACACCCCGCCGAAACGCAAGGCGTCTTCCAGCGTAAGACTCTTAATGGGAAGGGGCTGCCCGAACCATGACTTAGCCAAGCCTGTGCTATCCAGAGCCACAGCAATACTGTCATACGTCACCTTAAAGGCTTGGAGCTCCAGCGCCTCCATTGGATCAGTCACCTGGCCTTGGCCGAGGTCTGACATATAATGCACGGTTTGGCTAACGACAGGAACGTCTCCAACAGCCTGTTCGGCCAGGCCAGCCGCAATACTTACCGGCCAAGGCATCCTGTAGTGTTGTGCCTTCGGCTGGTTCTGGTGTTGAATAACGCCTATCGCAACGCCAGGCATAATCATAGCATAAAAGAGGTTAGCCATACCCTTTGCAAAGTAGAAGTTCGATCGAGACTG